CGGTCCCACCGGGTATGTGTCGGTCATGGCTTGTTCTCCTCCTCTGGTACCAGCAAATCGAACTCGTCGCACCAGGCAACCGCCCGCAGCATCACCCACCCGTGCGGTACCAGGCCGTCCTCCTCCAGGACCTGCAGATACGGCCCGTCCGTGATCTGGAACCCGCGCCCGGTGATCGAGGCGACCAGGTACCGGCACAGCGCGCGCCCGATCGAGTCGTCGAACAGGGCGACGATCTTACGGACCGACGGCGACAGGCTGTCCTGGAAGTAGGCTACCGACCCGTCCGGCGCTGGCGACACCATTGCGTGAGGTACCACCTCCCACTCCTTGGTGGGGTGGTACCGACGTAGGGGCGTCATCACGGTGACCCTACTCCTCCGGATCGACGAAAGACGCACTGACTATCTTCTCGAAGCGCATCTCGGCCGACCTGCACATGCCCATCAGGGTCGGTACGGACGAATCGGTGGGCACGATGGTCGACGTCAGCGACTTGGCTCCGTCTTCGTCGTAGCCGCGCCGGTGGATCACCACCAGCACGTCCAGCACCGGCAGGTCGGCGACAGCCCAGCCCACAGCGTGCAGATACCGATCGATCGCGTCGGTGAGGTCACCGTCTGCTACAAGTCCAGCCATGGTGTCATCCTATCGCACCGATTGCCGGGGACGCAGGTACCCCGCCGGGGCAAACAGAACTTCAGCCCTGGGTCTGTTCGGTCAGCCAGCGGACGGTGTCCTCGACCTCTTGGGCCTTGTTCGCCAGCATCTCCGCCAGCTCGCGGTCCTGGTCGGTCTGCACCGTGGTGTTCTGGTCCACCACCAGCCGGGTCGGCACCTCGATCGGTACCATCTTCTTACGCCGGTCGTGTACGGCGTGCACCCGGTCCTGAAGCTTGCAGAAGGACTCAACGTCACCTGCTTCATATGCCTTCTGCATCAGCTTGAGGTTCATGGTGGTGATGGTGTCCAGGCGGTCCAGCTCCAGGTTGCGTACCGTCTCCACCAGCTCAGTCGGTATGTCCCGCTGGGCCGCTTTCTTGCAGCGCAGCGTGGCCGACCGTACCGAGATGTTCTGCAGCTCGGCGATCTGGCGGTACGAATACCCCAGCTGGCGCAGCTCCAGGGCCTGTCGCTGGCCCGCCCGCTGCTGGGCCTTCTCCCGCTCCCAGCGGGCGATCGCGGCAGCCGACCGGGGCTTGTTCTTCTCGTCCTCGGACACCACCTTCACCACCCCCCTCTGCCCGGTCGGCGCAGAAACAGCCCGGCGCGTTCCGAGTCATAATACCCGATTTCGGGGTCGGACAGGCTGCGGTATGGGTTACGCTCGACCACGGCGTACCACTCGTCCAGTTGACGCTGTAGACTCCTGTGCAGCACCCCGCGCCAGTCCGGACCGTACCTCGCGCGCAGGCGGGCGTGGTGCGCTCCCTGGTCGGCCGCCGCGATCGTACGGGCACGTAAGTCAACCGCCACCCGTATCTTGCGGGCGGCATAGCGCTCAGCTGCCGTTCTCTTCGCCACCATCGTTCCCCACTTCGTTCAGCAGGCGCAGTTGCAGCACCTTCACCACCGCCTGCACCCGATTCTTGGCCTCGTCGAGGCTGCAGTCCTGTTCGAGGGCGATGGTGGCGTAGGTGTGTCCGTCGGCGCGCATGGTCATAGCCGCCCAGTGGTCAGGCGTCAGTCTCACCATCAGGGTTCCAGGTAGAGGCGCGCACGTAGACGCAGCGGGTGTTGGTGTCGTAGGTGCAGGTTACCCGCAGGCGCCGGGCGCGGGCGGAGGCCTCGATGCTGCGGATCAGGACGTCGGGGTGTCCCCAGTAGTCCCGGCCCCGGGTCAGCACCCACTGCTGACCGTTCAGCCACTCGGCGAACGGGTACTTAGGTCTGGTACCCGGCTCCGGCGGCGAGGCGAATACAGCTGTCATGACGCCAGGATAGCACGCGGTTCTGGGGTGCGGCGAGGAGCGGAGAAGGCGGGAGTCGAACCCGCAAGACCCGGGGGCCTACACATTAGCAGTGTGCTGCCGTCGCCAAATCGGCGGCTTCTCCGTGCGTGTCGAGACCGGCCCCGGCTTCTAACCCCACCGTATCCACCTGGGGGCGGCTTCTCTGCGTGCTGCGGGATACGGTCCGCAGCCCTGCTCCACCTAAACCGGGGTCGGCCTCGACACTGTCAATCAGCCCATCTTTCGCGTCACGAGGGATACGGCGCGACACTGCCGCCTTCTCCCAAGCTCGCTCAACAGGCGTAGTCGCTGAGGCGCCGGGCACCTTGGGGAGTAAGCCCGTAAACCACGCGACGGCACTCGACTCCAGCTGGATGCTGATCTTGTCTCGTACCTGGGACCACCCTAGCACACAGCTTCTCCCCCGTGCTTTCGGCCACCGGGGGAGAAGTGTAACGTCGCGCTGGACCGTGGAGCTGCTGCCCCGTGGTCACTGACCCGGAACCTCTCTGGAGGTCGATACCGTCCCGTAAGCCGACGTCTCACAGCCCCCGAATCCGTCGACCCGACCCCTGCCACGCAGAGAACGCCTGTTGGAACCCGTCACCACGCGGGCTGGCCCGTTCTCGGTCCGGTCAGGGGGTGTCGGCTGTGCGTCCCCGGGATTCTACCACACCGGCACGGGCTTGTTCGTTGGCCGTACGCAAGTCCTGGAGCATCTGCTCCTTCTCGGCGTCGATCTTGGACAAATTGATCTTGAAGTGCCCGGCCAGCAGGGATTCGATGTTGACCGGGAATGGCTCCAGGCGTCCCCGGCCGTCGTCCCGGCACAGCGTAACGCCGCGCTCTTCGATCAGCCACTCCAAGAATGCGCTGACCGCGCGAGCTTCGTCCTGGACCGTCTCCATCTTGTCGTGCTCGGGGTATTGGCTCATGCCGAGCAGGCTAGCACGGTGCTTACGGACGACGCCAGGGCACCGGGGTCGGCCACAGCAGATGAACCGAGAGGCAGGCCAGACCGGCGTCGACCAGCGTGCCCGGCTGAAGCCACGCACTGTCGACGTGGACGGCAGCGCCCGAGAAGATCGTGGCGATCGTGAACAGAACCACCGCTGCAACACCGAACATGTCGTCTCCTTACGGATTGGTCAAGCTGTCCAGACTGTATCCCTGGTCGGAGGTGAAGCCAGAGGCGGCCTGGCCGTCCCAGCGTACCGTCGGCATCCGCTCGCCCGTGTGGCCGTGAACGTGCACGCCGGTGACCTCGCCGGTCTCTCCTGAACGCACGTGGCGGACGCGTGTACCGGCAGGGGGTGGTGTACCGCGCGAGTCGTCGCCCGGTTTGACGTTCGGCTGGCCGTCGTACCTCGGACCGGGGTTCATGCCGCCCAGGTACGAGTCGTACGCGGAGCTTTCGGCGGTGTCCATAGACCCAGAGTACACCTCGGGCCCGTCCGACGCGATCGGACGG